ACAAAATCTAACTGAAGAAGAGGCATTTAGACACGAAAAATATATGATTGCTGTATTTGGTAGGAAAGATTTGGGAACTGGAATCTTACGCAATCTCACTGATGGTGGTGAAGGAACTTCAGGAATTATTGCATGGAATAAAGGCGGAAAGTGTAGTGAGGAATGGAAGAAAAAAGTTAGTGAATCAAAAAAAGGAAAAGCAAGAGATAAAGAGACAAGAGAAAAGATTAGCAAATCATTAACTAAACTAACTCTCGAAGAGAGGAGAGAAAATTATAGAAAATACCAAAGAGAGTACAAACAAAAACAAAGAGAAAATCAAAAGGGTTCTTGATACTCTTTGATGTCGCTGTCATAATACTTTTGAAAAATTGAGTCGATTGTATCGTACCAAATACTATTCCCTGAAGGATAACCACATTCTCGTGCTTGATTGAGAAACTTAAGGATGCAAGTTTCCTCATTAGCAGTGAACTCAACTCGATTGAAAGTGTAACCGTCAGTCATAATCAGTTAGTGTAGAGTGGCAGTTTCTTACGGAGACGGATTGCGTCATCAATCATTTCACCAACCTGTTCGTAAATGTAGGAAGAACCGCCTACATCAGCGAGCACATCTTGCGTGAAGACAGTAGAGAAATAATCGTCTTGATTAGTCTCTTCGTTATACTCAAAGACATCGTGCCCAGTGAATACAAATGCAGCACAGGGAGCATCTTCACCTTGACTCTCAATCATTTTGTTGAGAGTATCACGAAGTTCAGAAAGTGTGCGGTACATAATCAAACAGGGGTAACTTCAACAGAGCGGATAAGATTTGTGCGATCTTGTGCTAGGTAATCATCAGCGATTTTACCACAAGATGAACGAGACTTAATGAACCTTTCTTCATAGTAAGTCTCTGCACTGTTAGGAACTTTATACTCAATCAGAAGGCGATAGTTCTTCATAATCAGGCAGGAAGAATACAGAAAGTGCCACAGAATCCACGAACCCAGTTTAGAGTTTCATGGTAAGATGTGCGGGGATTGCTCATCTCCATTGTGGAACCATTGCGAGGATTGTGTGCAACAGCGACATAGAGATTGTCACACTCTTTGTCAGTGATTTGCTCAATCCACATTTGATTGACTTTACCTTCCTTCCAGTTAGTGTGGTAGGAGTAGACTTCGGAAACGATTGTGTTGCTCATACTACTAGGACACTTTGGAGGTGAGTAACTTTTATTGCCTGTTACCAAGTTCCTCTTTGGACGTGGATCTTGCGAATCTCTTGATAAAGAAACTGACGAAGTTTAGGTTCGGTAGTGTTATCAAAAGCATAATAAAGACGATTCAAATACTCATCTTGTGTTGCACATTTGACGACTTGAGCATCAGTCACACCAAGTTCATTAAGTGTAGAACCTGCCTTAACTTTCTGCTTGCCAAAGTTGCCAGTGATGTTACCTTGTGTCCTCAGTTTGGGACGAATCTTTGAGAGGTTAGAGTAAGTCATCGTGCTACAATATCCAGAGTTTCCAACAGCATCATAGAAAGTTCCATCTGGTTCTCATCATCAACCACAGGAATGTTTGTCTCTACAAACTCACTAATCAGTTGAGCAAAGAGTTCAGTTGTGCGCTCATCTGAGTATAAAGCAGTGGCAAGTTCATTCTTGAAACCATCACGGAGAAGTTTGAGAGACTTTGTGACAGTCATTTCTTTGATTTGTTCATCGTAAGTCATCTCAGTGTCGGGGATTGCGCTCATTCATCCTCTTCATAAGGGAACATTTCATCATACTCCTCATCAGTGAGAGTAAGATATTGAACGTTAGCATATTTGTGCTCTTCAGCATACACTAACTGATAGTGTGCGAAAGAAGATGGGTCAGTGCTGGCAAACTCTAACAAACCATCAACAAAACAAAGGTAGTTCATTTTGCGTACAGATAACCACCAGACCAATCACAATTCTCAAGAACATACTCCCGGTCAGTGATAACTCGCAGGTCATACCTTACACCCTTAGCAGGTGCTTTCCACGATGCAGACTTATACATTTGACCCGTTTGTTTGTCAATGAAGCAATGAACGGAGCGAGAACCTCCACCATCAACAAAGATCACTTTGTGATACTTTTTGCCAGTTTCAATCACATAATCAATGGGACATTCACCAGATTTAAGTTCATCAATCTTCTGCTGATGATACTGTGATTGAACAGAATCAGTAGTGTCGTAAGTATAATTCAGATTCTCAATCGCTCGCTTATGACCACGAATAGAATACTGACGATAGTTGTCTTTCAGTGCTTCAATCAGCAGCAGAGTGTTCTTATACACATTCTCTGCGATAGTTTGTTGTGCTTGTGCTTGCATTGTGAGAGTGCTCATACTACTAGGACACTTTGGAGGTGAGTAACTTTAATCAACCCCAATTCTTTGCCATCGTGAAGTTGGCGTGGGAGAATACCTCACGATCCACTACCTTGAACGATCCAAACTTGTTATGAATGACATAACCCTCGTGGAAACTTGCCACATCCCAGATGTAACATTCAATGTCGTCCTCTTCGTGAATGAACAGGAACAAATCTACCTTGATAGATGCAACCAACTTCCACAAACGGATCAGGTTCTTGTCACAATCACATTTTTCTGCAATTTCATCTTCACAGATGACCCTTTGCTCCCTGATGCAGGCATTGATCTCTTTTTTGATTTCTGATGCCTTGCGATCAGTCACAAACTCACATAGAGTGCTCATTTGCTTAGCAAACTTACACACATCCTCCAGATCTTCACGATAAGGATTCAACGACACCTCAGGTTGCACAAACAGGCATTGTTTGGTGCTTACAAACTTGCTGGTGATAGGGTGTGCTACCATTTCAGGCATACGCTCACCAGTGTAGTAAGTATGTGGGCAAATGATAATCTCCTGACGCACAATCTCAGGAAACTTATAGGTAATAGTGTTGGGCGTGAATGTATCCAACCCTTTACCGAAACCAATCCAATCTCCCTGATACACTCGCTCAGTGCGAGGCAGAAAATCCAGACAATAAATGAGGATTTGAGTTACACGAGGTTGACCACCAAAGTGCTCAAATACATCATCCTCGTTATAGCAGAGACGAATCTTTTGCTTGTTAAATGCTGCTTTGGTGCAGACAAAGAACTTACCATTCTCAGGATTTGTGCCCCAAACAATAGCAGGAGCGCCATCCATCTTGACACTGATAGTAGAATCGGCACTGAACCAATCCAATACAGAAAGATCACCCGTCAGAATACAATCTTCAGGGTGCTCAAGATGCTTATTTTGCATTGATTGCTTGCTCATACTATAGGTACACTTTAGAGGTGAGTAACTTTAATTTTGGAAAAATGCAAGCAAATCATTGTTATTTTGTGTTGCTTCAGTTACTAACTGAATAGATTGTGGATTGATGTCGCATGTGATACAATTTCGACCTAATGATTGTGCTGCGATTGCTGTTGTTCCAGAACCAGCGAAAGGATCAAAAACCCAACCATCTTCAGGGCAGGAAGACTTAATGATTCGTTCTAACAGTTTAAGAGGTTTTTGTGTGGGATACTTACGTTTGTTTGCTTCACTGCGAGAGATAAAGTACACATCGTCCCATAAATTCTGCACGGGAACACCTTTGTTATCTTCCAGGTAAATCTTCTTGTAAATGGTATTCTTACCATAGTGTAGTAAGTTAGCATCAGACATCTCAATCAGTATATCTTCACTTACTCTCCAACCATACTCGGGATTATAACCCTTGAACTCAAACTTTCGCCCTGGACGACTCTTTTCCCCTGTAGTTTTAGCAAGTGCATAGTAACCACGTTCATCTTGGTTCTTGAAACTATTCTTTTCATACTTAGAATCAAGATCGGTGTACTCAACCTCAAAGTACGGATTGCCTTTACGAAGAACCATGATTGAGTCAACAATGTTACCCCAACCGTTCTTGATGTTGTTCTTTGGACCAGATCGTTTCCATGAAATGTTTGTATAGAAACCATCACGCACTTTTCTGTCTACATGTGATAGAACGAGTGCATTGCCGATAAAATTATTGTGCAGATACATCCATCCATCTTTGTTCAACTTATTC